ATATTATCACGAATACTACTCTTATCCATCGCTTCCTTCGGCACCCATACAAGGTCGCGCTCAGTCGCGTTTAAGTCGATGGTCGTACCTTCTGGATAGCCGTCCACCGCCGTCGCCAACCTTACCTTATCCTCGAACGTTTCCAAGGGAATGCGGGTCGGGGTTTCCCCAAGCATCAAACGGACTATCTCCGTTGATAACGTTGACATTGGATGGTCGGCTAAATAGTCATGAGTGAACGCCGTATCTAGGCAGACCTCCACGGCCCGCCCATCCGGTGATAGCTTCGTTGACCCATCATCCTCTAACCATCGAGCAAACCCAATAAGTCTCACACCCTCGCCGTTGTCCTTCCAGCAGGGCTCAACCGACACAGCTACCTTATCCCCCGTGTCGAGTTGAACCACTGTCTCGTCTGGGTACAAACCCGGAGCCACCATGTCCCATGGGTCGGTGATATGCGGATTGTCGCGGTGTTCACGTACAAGCAGCCGCTCGTCGCGCAACGGGATATCTGGTGCCTTAATTACTGTATACTTTGCAGCCATGATCGTTCCTTACGGCTTAGCAGCGTTATGGGCGAAGATGCCCTGCTCCGCAATGTCACCTGCGGAATAGCACTTGTTACCGCAATGTATCTTGCAGACGTTTTTCTTACCAACTGGCCGCACGTAGGTTTTCTCTTTCCAAAGCTCACCATTGTGCTCGAACGCAAGTTCGTGACCATCAACGTCTTTGACCTTAATGAATGTCCCATCCTCCAACTCAATCGGCGTCGAGTGTGAAATGGTGACCCCAATATCGCTATCTGCGCCATACAGATAATAGCACTCTTCGGTAGCCAAAAGGTTGCGGTCTACCTCCGCCCATTCACCACCGGTCTTGTCGCTGTTAAGCACCCATAGCTCGTCACCCGGAACAACGTCGTAGGCACGGAGCCATCCGCGCTTAGTGTGCACCCATGACGTTGCAGCAACGCAGTTAAGACCGCCACCGCCGCCGCCAGTGCCTCCTCCGGTACTTCCAGTTGAAAAAGTCACGTTCAACTCTCCGAGGAAGATGCGCCCCGTGGATTGGTACGGAGCCAGATAATTTGTAGTTGCCACCAATCCGTTAGACATTGTACCCGAATATCTCGGGTCGTCACCATACAGATAATAATGGATAGTTGTGCCGGATGCACCTGTCACAGTGGTTGTCATCGTCGGATACGAAACTGTACGTCCACCGACAGTCAAAGTACCGGCAGGTAGGGTTATCGTTGCAGAACTTGTCGTAGCATTTCCAAAACTAGGATTGGTACTATAGAAATATCGCGTACCCGCCGCGACAATGGGAGGAACAGCGAAGCCGTCCCCTAGCAATATTCCGGTGCCGCTGTTAGTCAGAAGCGTAGACGAATTGGTTGCCTCATCTGAAAACGGAGTGTCGCCGCTGACAATGCTGGAACTGGCGAATTTAATTCTCCGCCAGCCACCTATGTTACCACCGGTCACGGTCATGTTTGTAGTTTTCAAACGTACCTTGGCCGACGCTGCATTAGCAGGGGAGATATAATTTCGCGTGTACTTTGTCCAAGTCACCCCATTCGTTGCAGGCATGTCAGCATCGTTACTAATGAACGCTGTACCGGCTGCATCCGAGAACCACAGTACGTCTAGAGATACGCTACCAGCCGTCACTCCAACGGTGAACATTTCAGCCTGCAATGTAAACGGGGCGCTCGGGAGGACGGGAATTGGATCAGACGTACTAGTAGTCGATCCGTTCACGGCAACTCCCGCATAATTGGCTATCTGTGACAGACCAAAAATGACGGCAGGGTTCCACTGCCATCCAAGAGGGACATTGCTACCGTTAACAAGACGGAAACCTCCGTTATACAAGAGGTTCGCCGCACCCGTGTACAACGTAACAGGATCGCGCGTGTCGATTGCGAACTTGTAGGTTGAGCCAGCAAGTCCGGGCATGGTGACACTACCGCCGCCCGCGCCAGCTAACGCACCGTTAGCGCCAATCGAGATTGCAGAATTTTTAACAGCAAGGTCATTCAAGTTGACCAGCGAGCTATCGTATAGGTCCGTTCCAGCGCGAGCGCCAGCGGTGGCAGTTTGTTGCCACACATTAGCGAGCCGTACCCGATTAACCGCCCGCCCAGAACTAGTGTCTCCCCAGATCGCATAATCCTCGGCAAAGCCGGGGTCTACGCTTCCGTAGCCGACGCGGTTCCGTGTGGCATTCAGGTCGCCAAGGTAACCAAGCCCACCGATGGTGACGCTGCCACCGCCTGCACCGGCCAACGCACCGTTCGCGCCAATCGTAATTGCGCTGTTCTGAACACCGCTATCGGTGAGGATAACCCCACCGCTATTTTTCATGTACGCGCCGCCAAGCCTCAAATCGTTTTGAAGACCGACGCTGCCGCCCCCAATGCCACCGTATGTGACTGTTCCGCCGCCCGCGCCGCTTAGTACGCCGTTCGCTCCAATCGAGATGGCACTGTTTTGGAAGTTGGCATCATTCTGTATAGCATAAGCGCTGCTATACAGGTTTGTGCCGCCTCTCGCGCCATAACTGGACGTTACTCTCCACACCCCCCCACTGCGCACACGCATTGTAGTGAGACTTGTGCTTGTGTCTCCCCACATTGCGTAATCTTCGGTGAAACCCGGATCAACACTGCTGTAGCTGTAACGGTTCTGGGTTGCATTGTCGGCGGGCCTGCCCGTGCCAGTGACATTAGGCCAGCTAGCCCGCGTCGCGGCAACATCAGCAAGCTTGGCGATGAGGGCTGCTCGCGAGTTCTCAAACGCTGACCAATTACTATCCCATGTTGCGCGATTAATCGCAGTGTCTTTGGTACTATCAGTCCACGAAGGAGTTAGACTGCTGAGATAATTGCTCAATGTGGCATACGCGCTGTCAAACGTTGTTTTCTCAGTAGTGATGCCTAGCGTGGTTGCCTGCGCATCGTATGTTGTCTTCTCAGTCGTGTATTGGTTCCATATGCGATTTAGATCGGGCTTTTCCGACCGGTCAAGTATGCCGTTATTCGACATACTGAGAACGCGGCTAGTGTTCGCATCAACATCGGTGCGAAGCTGATTGAGAGTTGCGGTAAGGTCAGTGCCATTTACATTTATGCCAGTCGTGTTGACTTGCAGGGTAGTGAACGGAATGCCGGTCTTACCGAACAAGTCATAGAAACGATATTTAATCCAGTAGGTCTGATTGGAGCCTGCCGGGATAGTCGGAGCGCCATTACCATCATAGACCAAATTAGAGCTATCTGGCGTGAAGCCGCTCCCGGCCTGTGACATGTGCACTTCGATACCGGCGTAGTCGGGCTCGGTCGGCGCTGTGAACACAAGCGAGATGGCACCACCGCTAGCGATGGGGCTGACGGCGGGTTGCACTGGAACAGTGTTGGTCGCGTTGAAAGCCATAGGCAACGATAGGTTGCCATAGATATCCTCGGTGTAGACTTGCAGCCGAACCGACCTAACTGCTGTACCAAAGTCAGCTTGATTTTGCTCGTAAAGGTACGTGTACTCCTCTGTCATTGCGTACGCGGTACGCTTAATGGCATCTGTAACCGGGTCCCGGATTTCGACCTTGTAGCGACGGAACAGCGGGTCGCGGCTACCCGGTACGTTCTGCCCTACGTTAGCCCCGTCTACGAAACCAATGGTGATATTGCTGTAATCTGTAACCGTTGCGGTATAGCGAATATCCGCATCAATCAAAGCTGCGAGCGCTGCGGCCACTTGAGCCGCATTCAATGTTCCGCCAGTTTCATTGCGGTACGTGAAAATGCTCTCGCCAATACTTACGCCTACCTCGTCGTACCGCTTCGCTGTTCCCGTAAGCATTAGAACCGGAGCCGCTGGATTGCTCTGGTTCAATCCCATATCGATAGTGGAAATGGAGAATATACCGCCAGTGATTACTAGCTCGGCCATCGCCAATGCAGGCGACAATTGAGAGCGCACGATACGCGGGACAATGTTCATGGTGAACGTGCCATTGGTCAACCCGCGAGTGACCCAACTTGCATGGATATGGCGGTCGGCCCATCCAAGCCCGTCCGATGTAATGATGCCGCCGCCCGGTTGCTGTCCTGTAGCAGTAACCTCTGAAATAGTTAGTGACTGAGATATAGGAGCGGATACGCTCCCGCCCGGTCCAACCGTGGCTACGCTTACCTCATAGTCACCTACGGCAACGTCCAAGTCCATGAATTGAAAAGGCGTGTCCGGGAAGGTTACAGGATTGCCCCCATCCTTCCTCAACGTAACTCTATACGCACGGACACCTGCGCTATCCGATGCGTTCCAGCCAATGTTCAAGTGATAGGTGACGGTAGGTCCGTTCACCGTCTGGGATTGGTTTAATTTTACCTGCGGCGGCGGGTTCATTGTAGTGTACGCCGGGAGGTCCGACCATTCACCCGTACCGTAATTGATGATGAAATTCTCATCCATGAGCGCGTACTTGGTCACGTCATAGTTGAGAGCCGTTATAGTAAAGCTACGGTCGTCGCCCTCCTCGTTGGCAAGCACCCGATAGGGCCGAGGCGCTATTTGATCAGAAGAGAAAATCCAGACGAGAGGCACGACGCCATCGTTGCCGATAACCGGGACGGCGTTTTGCAACGTCACCATCTGGCTTTCGGCATGATAGGCAATTACTGGCGAAGAGAAATATCTAAGCTCGCGCCGAAGCGGTCGGTTCGTATTGTCAACGTTAGCAACGTCGTCATACGTCGCGCCCGCGAGCAATGACATATGGAGCGATGGGGCAGTGGCAGTCGCCCACTGAATGGGTCGGTCTAGATAAAATTGTGTAGTCCCGTTGGCCTTTGGCCGCTGCGGGGCCACGATAGCCGCCGCACCTACCTCTACCTGCGGAGCGCCCGCGTAGGTATACTCGGCCCCTGTCGGCGTCCAGACCTCATTTGAGTTCGTCCTGTCCTTCATCAAGGCGAACGCTAGGCTTGCTGTACCTGCCGCCACACTTGTCGTTGTTATGCATAGCCGCAGCCGCCCGTCGCTCTCTTCTTGTATCCACGCCTTGGTAACATTGGAACCTTTGCGCGTAACTGTTTTAGTTACTAGGTCAAAGGTTGCGCTAGCATTTGCCCCAAAACCGGTGCCACCGCATACCATCTCAATATACGGCCAATTGCCGGGTAGCACAGTCATGCTAAACGTGTGCGCCGTAGCATTTGCCACAGCGCCCGGTCCCGCCCAATTGTACTTGTGTACTGCATTAGCGGCAGTTGATTGGAACTTCACTAGGCAATTGTCACCCCAAGGCCCAGAAACCCTAGTGGCCGTGGGGTCGAGGCCCGTACCTTGCACCGCTGCAAAGTTGATACCAACCGGCATCAAATTCTTGCTCTCGGGCTGCACAAGGCGTCCACCAAAATCGGCAGTGGCCCAATGCGGATCGGCTACTTCGATAACATCGCCCGGAAGCACCGTTGCACTGTCACGGCCCGCCTTGAACGTTACCGTGTCTGTGTTCAGAAGCTCTGTGAGAATAGTCCACTTAGCTTGCCTGTACGCCTGACTACGGCTTGTCGTGCCAATCGCTCGAAGCGATATGTTGTTGTAGCCATACTTGATGATGTTTGGACGATCTTCGTAGACAACGAAATCATCCTCGTATCCGATACCGGGATTGGTGAACTGTACAGTGCAAGCGTTGTGCCTGACAGATGCCGCCGTGCCGCTATAGCTGAAATCTCCAATCGTGTTCGCTGGCGTATAGATACGTTGTTGTGGTTGCGTCGGCATGTCAGTGCGAATAATCACCGCACCGGCTGCGTAAAATACAATTGACCGCATCATAGATGCGATGGCTTGTAGAACCTTGTACGCGTCTTCCTTATTGTACAACGTACCGTTGAACTGGAACCTTGGCTCGGTTCCGCCCATACCATCCGGCACCATCTCATCGCAGAACTTGGCAAGCTGGTACAAACCCCACTTGTCAACGAGCATGTCGGGGATGCCTACACCGTAACGCGGGTTAGTGCAGATATCGAAGAACACCCAAGCAGGATTAGTGCAGAAGCCAGTTACAAACGTCCCATCCCATATGCCGGTATAGACGCGAGACGCGGGATCGTAGTTGGACGGATACCTGATGAGCTTACCGTCAATGTCAAAACGGAAATCCGTTCCATCATTGAGGTACTCAGTGTCAATTTCAACGCCGACAACTGCGCTGTCCGCATACGCTACCTTGTAATCGGTAATCTCCGTGACATGCGAAAAGTACGTATCGTCGGACAGCTTAACATCGCCGTCGCTATCAGCAGTGATACGCCGCATCCTGACCATCCACGGGCCGGGTGCTTTGACGTTGAGCCGATACGACCGTTCATAAGGCGACGTGTTCTTACCGGTGATGCGGTCCTGAACAACGTTCATCGCCCATTGGTTGTTAGGATTAGATACGTTCTTGAGGTCGATTGCAATTGATACGGATGAGCCGACCAACGAACCATCATCGCTCTTAAGTTGGCTCAGCGATGGAATGTTTAAGGTGACTACGATAGCGTCTAAGTTGGCACCCTCGGTGTAGTACGTAATTGGGGTATTCTGCCTTACGCGCAGATTGACCGCAAACTCAGTGGTAACGTTAGCAAAGCCGGGGAGGGCAGTCTGATCGGGTGAACCATTCTTCGCTTGGAATGTCAAACCATTAAAGTTCGCGGACCCATTAGGGTTCTTGAACGGGATCTTATTAATAATGACCCCTTCGCCGGGGTTAGTGCCGCGCAAGCCCTTAATCTGTCCCTCGCCCAAGAGGAACACTAGGCGCGCGATAGCCTTCGATTTGAGGGTATTGGGGCTTTCAGAGCCCTGCGACCCTGAACTGCCGCCTGCCTTTCCCCCGCCTCCCAAGCCATCGACGACTTCGGTGAGTTCGGGAACCGACAGGGTTTCGGAAAATTCCATCATACCAATTTCACCACGTTAGTACCGGGGATGCGCTCCAGAATTGCCGTACCGGAACCGCCGGTGCCTCCACCGCCATAGTATCCACCCGATCCAATATCACCCGCAGATGGATCGTTGACCGGGAACGTGATAACCCCGCTTCCGCTGCTCCCGTCATAGCTGCCCCCTCCCGGAACGCCTATGCGGTTCGTCACAAGCTGCGACGCAATAGGGATAGGCCGCACTCGGTCGGTGCCATAAGTAATCGGAACAGGGATGCCTTGCGAGGCAGTCGAGATATCTCCGCTGAATAGGAAGCTATTATCGTTGTTGTTCTTCGTATCCAGCTTGGGCGTAGGTGCTAGCATCATCGCTGCACCACCTAATAGCAGCGACAGGCCGAGCGCCGCCCCAATCGTTGCGCTAGAGATAAACTGACCAGCAATGGAAATACCAATACCCTGCATACCGGGGATGAACAGCGAAGCAGCAATGAGGCCAACGCCCAACACGACTTTAACGACACCCTTTGTCGAATGTCCCGCTGCCACAGGCAGGATATGGATTGTCGTGTTCTGCATACCGATGAACAACATGCGTTCATCCAGCGCAAACTGCCCGTTTGGCAATTCTCGAATAAGGTAATAATCATCGCGCCTGATTTCATCGAGCCATCCCGGAAGCTGGCAGTTCAGCGCACGAAAAGCTTCGGCTGGCGAGAACACGTCCAACACGAACTCTTCCTGATAAACCTCAGCGAGGCGTCCGTAGAGTTTAATCTTGTTCATCGCTTCCCTCGTACCTAACCCAGCGGCGCACCACATTATTACCAATCAGGTAACCAAGCGGCGTATCGCATGACATGTGGTCAACCCTATGGTGATAAATGAGGTCATCACCTTTATAGACTGCTACATGGTTAACGACCGAAACTCCAAACATCATCATCAATACGTCACCGGGGCGAGGATGATATTCGTTGGTCGGGTCATCAAAGACAGGGCTGAACGGTTTATAGCCGTATCGCCTGAAATGCTTCTCGTACAAATTGGGATTATTGGGTAGCTCCTCTGGGTTGTTAAACCCAACCAACCACCACCCCGGTTCGTATGGCATCGGAGGCATATAGCGCCCCTCTGTCTGCCATACCCAAGAGCGGAGCGCACCTAGACAGTCGAAGGTATTGTACCGGAACACGCGCTTATAAAGCGGCGCGTCGAGCAGATGGTCCCCCAAGCTAAAGATATCGACGATACCGGTTCCCGGATCGCGGGCGCAGATGACTGACGGCTTTTTCAAGCGAGCCTGAACCTCTACGTCTTTTTCGCTAGGGCATAATGGGCCGTTCGGATGCGTGTGGCAAAAGGCAACCACGTCCTTATCTTGCATAACCCGCGCGCTGTCTTCCTTGGAAAGACGGAACGCTTTCTCTGGCTCCTCATGAACATTTTCAACCGGATGGAACTCGTACTCGCCGATTTTTGATAACGTTATCAATCCGCAACGCTCGACCTCTAAATCATCGAGCATATGCAGAGCTAACGCGTTGCGTGTATCCTTAGTTAGGAACGGTTCAATGTTATCCATTACGGCTTATCCTTCGAGCACCGGGGAAGAACCATCCGGGGAGTGACTGGTCCGGGAAACGTACCGTGCAGCCCTCCGGGTCCTTCCCGCAATCGTCATACGGTGGCGTGGTCATTACAGTTGAGCGCGTATAGGAATACTCGCCAGTGTACGGGCAGGCCCCTGCTACATTGGGGTAATCAAACTGTCCGGTAGTCGCATTCCAGACGCGGTAAGGGCGACGGCAGACTGACTTGAGAATATCCCGTCCGGGAACTTGCTTGCCGCGCAAATCCATGATGGATTTGAGGCGGAACACGATTTGCTGCTTAGTCGCGCTATCCTTCTGATCGATGAACCAAATCTCAGGAAGCTCGGTCGCGGTCGCGTCTGCCGTTGGGTTTGGCGTACCATCCGGTAGCTTATCCAGAAACTCTGCGTACGTCATGAGGCGGACAACCTTCGCCCGCATCAAATCTCCATATTGGGCGAGAAGCTGGTAGCCTCCCTTGTCGATGTTAGAGAAGGACAAAGTAGGTTCCGGAGGGGCTTCGGCGCTGCTTTTCTTGAAGCCGCTTACCTTGATTGGGCGGGGCTTGTACTCTTTGCCCCCGAACCACACACTGTTGCCCGTGTGGTCGGCTTGTTGGAAATATAACTGCACAGCCGGGTATCCAATCGGCGTAAGATCGATCATGAATAGTTCGACCTCCGTACCGGGGCGCAGACTTTCATTACGTGCGTCAATCTTGCTCATTATGCTCTAGCCGCTGTTTCCTTGAACTCTGCCGTAATGTCGCAATAGCGACCCTTCTTCCAAGACTTGGTAAGGCGCAGGCACTTGACTGCGATTGGGGCCGTCTCGCCATTAGGCACCCACCAGAAGGGCTCTCGGGTTTTCGCAACGCTACTGAGGAATGCTAGGATCGCGTCTGCCTCTGTCTTCCTCGCGTTAGTCCATTTCGGGCTTAGCTGAGCTTGCAGATTATTGATGCCATCGGGCATGTCCTGTTCGTACCCATCGTTAAACGAGAGCGTGATAATCCTAGGCTCTAGGGTGACCTCCGAAGCCTGATCTGGTGTCACAGGTGGGGTGAACGTTTGCATAACCATTAACCGAACACTCCGTATTGGTCGCCTATACTACCGCGATTTCGCGCAGACCTCCGCGAGTTCTCCAACTCACGTTGTGTGAGCATCCTATCTATCGCGATTGCCGCAGCCTCAGCATTCTGTTTAGCGTCACCCGCAGTTGTGTTACCGTGGAAATGCAAGTCCATCTTAAAGGTATTACTAACGGTCGATTGCACTGGCTGTGTTTGGGCCGGGATACGCTGTCCACGGTAGCGCGACACGGCATCGGCACCATCCAGCGCAACTCCATCCGCGCGCCGAGCACGACCAATCGAATATCCACCACTAGCGAACCTACGGACATGCGCACCGCCAAAATTGACAGGTATCATCATGCCAGAGGGGAGCGGCACATATGCCGTGCCGTCATCATTAATGCGCACCGGAATAGACCGCCGATCTACCATCGGGATATACGCTTCTGGTAAGTCACCCTCACCGTGGATTGACATTGCTGGCTTGTTCGGCGGGCGAACACCGCCTAGCCTACGCTGTCCCTTGGATAGGACACTGAGAGCGCTCAAACCCATTGCCCCGCCGTCAGCATTATACTGGACAGTGATCGGGTTACCCGGTCCTCCGCTTACGCCACCATCGGCATGGCCCGTCGCTCTTGCGCTCATATCCATCGTAGCGAGCAAAGCACTACCGCCCGGAACCATACGGATAAGCTGGATGAACGCCCACATAATCACCATCTTGGCGAGGAGTTGGGCCATGGCCTGCAACATACTGGCAACCGCTTGCCGTACGTTTGTCACCGATCCAGAAAGTAGACCAGCCCCTATGTTGGCGAGGCCCGACAATGCCGTGTAGCCGACTTGCTGCATCGTCTCGAATACGGTCGGCACTTCTTTGGCGAATTGCAAGACGCTTGTTCTCAGCCCTTGCATAGGGTCCTGATTTTCAAACGTGTTGTATATCGCGGTACGGCTAGCCATCTCAATGTCGAGGCTCGTACGAATGTCCGCAGCATTCTTCCCCGCGTCTGCCGCTTGCCGCGCCGCTGCCTCATTAATCTGCTGATGCAACCTAAGCTGCTGAGCGAGCAATAACCGGATGCGGTCCTGTATCATCTGGTGACGTTCAGACGTACCGTTATTCTTTAGCTCCTCGTTAGCCTGAGCTTGCAGCACTGCAATCTCAACGTTCATCCCGCGATCTATGTCTCGCAGTGTTTCGGCGCGTTCCTTGTAAATCGCGTTAATCTGGGCTTCGATTGTGTACTGGCGCTGCGCCGTAAAGTCACCCGCTCTCCCCGCTGCTGCCGCCATGATGGAACGCGTCTGCCCCTGCGCGCCGTACATATTGGCAGTGTTGGTGAGCGCTCTCCCTTCCGTGGCATCGAAATGCTCATTCATATTTTTCTGGAAGTTATCGAAAGCGTCTGCGATACGTGCAACTTGGTCGTGCTGAATATAGTCGGCATACACCGCAGCCGCTTCTTCTATGCGCCGACGCTGCTCATTGAAAGATTTAATCCAGTCCTCGGCAATCTTCCGCATAGCATCGGTGATAGGCTGTCCAGCTTGGGTAATCGGGACGACAGGAGCCTCCGGCCCCATAGCCGACACGCCAGCAACCCCGGCACGGCTTAGGTACTGTTGCTGGTAACGCTGTGCCCTGTTGTAGTAGACGGAACCCTGTGGCCTTCCACGTCGCCATCCGTCCGTTCGCTCGAAATCCATGTAGGCATTGAGCGCCTCTTCCGGCGAGCTAGCGTTCTGCAAGCGCTGTAGCACCGAGCTTTCGGGTCCGCGCATCTCAGCGAGCCAATGGCTCATTTGCACCTGAGGGTCGGTAGCCGAGCGCCCCATGCGGTTCGCCATGTTAATCAATGCGTCACGGCGTGGTCCCATCCATTGAGCAAAACCGAACGCACCGCTGCCTGCCTGATTGAAAGCACCGGGATTAAATGCGCCATTCTCCGCGCGTGTCGTAGCCAACGCAGCGGCAATTCCATAAGGGTTACGGATGGTTGAGGTAAACAGATTGATAAGCTGTTGTTCTATGCCTTTGCCTACAACGGGCGTGAATTGCGCAGCAACCGCATTTACCGTGGCCTGTGGCACTTGTGCTGCGGGATTGGCCCCTCCCGCTTGGATAGCAGGGAACTGCGGAAGGCTACCACCCGTCGCCGTATCGCCGAGCTTGAAATTACCCTGCGCGTCGAGATACACCGGCACATTGAGGTTACGGAACAGTTCCGCGTACTGTTCCCGAAGCTTCTGAACTGTCTCCGTGGCGTTAATTTTGATTTCAGCCACGCGCGCGTTGAGCGCAACATCGATGGTGATACCGACCTTAGTCGGACTATCGCTCGCCTCCGCCATTGCCTGCTGGAAATTGCGGATTAAGTTTTCGCGCTCAAAATTAGTGATGAACTCGGATGCTTTACGCTGAGCATCCATCTGCTTAAGGTTTAATTCTTCGATCTGGCTACCGAAGCTGTCGTACATGGCCGTCATCTCAGAGACGACGCCAGTAAGAATACGTCGAGCCGCCGCAACTCGCTGCGGTAGTACCGACGCCCCTTCACGTCCAGCTACAGCTTCGAACTGCTTGCTTATTGCATCGATAAACCTCCGCATCCCCTCGGCAGTGCGTAAGCTGGCTGCGGTGAATTGTTGACCAAACACAGAGGTTGGCCCAGAGCTACTTAGGATACGC